CCTGTTATGACGAAGACGGCTATCGATTCACTACAAGCGTAAAGAATATACGCTTTCCTCAGGACTTGCAGCGGGGTCTCTAAGATTCCGCAGTCCTTCTGCAACTTTATAAAAATCTAGGAACAATTTGCATATAAGGCGTATTAATTTGCGTATGGTTATTGACAGTTGTAAAGTTATAGTTGAAAATTTACGAACGAATTGGGCGTAATTGTAGAAAATTGGTTTTAAAAGTTTGAATTTGAAATAAGCCCGAACAGACTTACTTTGCTTTTCAGCAGATTATGATGATTATAATAAGTATCTCTTAGTCTCTCTCGCTAAATCATTTAATTCACAAGGTGAGCTCTTACGCTTAAGCGACGAGCTCTCTTTGTATGTAAATACATGATAAGCGAGATTCGCGAGAAGTTAGAGAATTAAATTATTTTATTAACTTAATCATCAGATTATGTATATATTATACCATACTTTTATCAATAAAGCAAGTACTATTTTTCTGAGGGGTATGATTTTATGGATAGGTTCGGGATAAGCTTATGGAAAAATATTTTAAGTTTGTAAATTTATTCGAGTATTAAAGTTTTGCATTGCGTCCATGCTTCAACTTGTATGCCTTCCACTCGTTTGCAACTCTTAATTTTTCTCGCTCATTTCTTCGTTTTGCAGAGTTGATTTTCTGCCTTCTTTTTTGGTTTGGTTTTTCATAGTATTCACGAGTGCGAAGCTCATCTTTTATACCAGCGAGTTCCACTTTCTTTCGAAAAATTCTCAGTGCTTTTTCAAATGACATTGTTCTAGTAGTTACTCTCGGCAAGGTGGTTCTCCCTGTGCACGCGTCAGGCGACAGAGGTCATTTGCGAGGTTGTTTTGATTATCAACTGTGGCTTGAACGAATTTCTTCACCCATGCCATATCAAATAAAAAATCTTTGTTTGCTGTATTCATACCAAGTTTTTGACACTCAGTAATAAGTGTCATCATTAGCGTTTCAGTCTGTTTATCAGCTGTCGCTTTTCTTGGAAAATCTATTACTTTGCTCATCTTTCTTCCTGTTAAATGTCCATCCACGCTTTCGTAGATAATTGACCTGCGACCTTATGCTTGTAGCACTTCGGTCAAAATGTTTTTCTAAATCTTCGATGGACGCCGAGTTATAGTGTTGTTTTAGAAACTTACGCTCGTTGTCTGTCCATCTTTTACTCATACATATATTATAGCAAAATGAAGAGCAAAAGTCAAGAACTATTTTCAGTGTGCTTAATATTTTTCTTGACTTTTGGTCAGGGTTTTGATATAATATATGAAATGGAGATTTTTATGGAAAGTATTGATTTGGCGTATATCGTCATATTATTTGGAAGTGTTTATGCCGCTTGGCATCTTGGTAAACGAGAAGGCATAAGTATTACTCTTGACTACTGCAAGCAGCAGGGTTCGATAGATTTTGATGAGTAATCAAAAAATATTTCTTGACTTTTAGGTTAATTTTTAGTATAATATAGTTAGTGAGTGATGGGTGTCACTCGCATAAACCTACGCTTCTTACCGAAAGGAAGAAGCAATTATTTACTGAAAAGGAATTTAGGAGAAAAATTATGAGTATTGATTTAAGTAAATTTTGGCTTGGACTAGATATGCCAACGCTTCCAACTTATACGGAAACAGCATATCCTAGATACAATATTATTGAAAGTGGTGGCAATTATCGTATAGAAGTTGCTGTGCCAGGTTGGGATAAAAAAGAATTAGAGATAATTCAGGACGACACTGAGTTGTTTTTAAAAGGGAAAAAAGAACAAAAACTAAACAGTGATGAGCGTTTTGTTCATCAAGGTTTAAGTCTGAAATCTTTTGAACGAAGATTTATTCTAAACGCAGACTTACAAGTAGATAAAGTGAATCTACAAGATGGATTACTGACGATTACTCTGTCACGAACTCCGAATTCTAAGAGGAAAATCTTGGAGATAAAATAAAATGAAAGCAATTATATTGCAAGTTCGTGATTTTGTATGTGAAAATGGAGAATTTTGCCACGCAGTGAATCAGATATTTCTAGCTTCATTCGGAAGCAGTGTCGTGATTCTTAGCATAATGCCATTGACATAGAAAGTCAAGTTTTTAGGGGTGTTGTTTCTCACGAGTGAAAAACACCCCAATCAGGAGAAAATATGAATATATCACAAGAGGGTTTATCCTTAATTAAAAAATTTGAAGGTTGTGAATTAACAGCTTATCAAGATGCAGTCGGCGTATGGACAATAGGCTATGGGCATATTAAAGGCGTAGTCGAAGGCATGGAAATCACAAAAGAGCAAGCAGAAGAAATGTTAGTTGAAGAACTACATGAGTATGAAAGTTATATCAACGAATGTGTAACTGTGGAACTCTCACAAAACCAGTTTGATGCCCTAGTATCATGGGTATACAATCTCGGCCCTACTAATCTTAAATCATCTACAATGCTAAAAGTATTAAACTCAGGCGACTTCGACGGCGTTCCAGCACAAATTAAAAGATGGAACAAAGCAGGAGGAAAAGTTCTTGAAGGTTTGATACGAAGAAGAGAAGCTGAAGCTTTGCTTTTTCAAGGCAAAGAATGGCATGAAGTTTAAAATATCAGAAGAACTTTTAATCAAAGCAGGACAGCACGCAGCTGAAAGAGGAATGACACTCGAAGAATATATCGAGGAGTTTATTTCCCTTATGAAACAGGAACAAGATAAAAATGAAAGAAACGTGGATTAAGTTCAAAAATTGGATTATATCTTTCTTTGAAACAAAATGGAAACTAACTGTTAGTTATAACTCTACATATGGAGATGGAGATGACCAAACTTTTGTTGTATCAAAGTTCTATGATAAAAAAGATAAGTATCTAAAGTTTATGACTGTTGATAAAGAAATAGTAGAGATAAGGGGAGCTGAAGGGCTCAATTACAGGATAGAACAATTATGATAGAAACAATATTTTTATTACCATTTACTCTATTTAAGTGGGGTTTCTCACTAATGATATGGAGTACATTGTTTGGATTTATTGGTGTCAAGATATGGGAGAAATTTGAATTATGAATCAATTTTTTCTAGCAATTATAGTAGTATTAGGACTAGGTTCTTACTGGCTATGGAATGAAAACCAAACATTAAAAGCAAACAACATTAAGTTAGAAAGTGCAGTAGCAATGCAAGAAGAAGCAATATCTTCTTTACAAAATGACTTTACATTGCAAACAACACAACTAAACGAATTACAGCTAAAGAGTCAAGAAGCACAAAAAGAAATGAATCGCTATCTTGATATCTTTAAGCGACACAATTTAACCAAGTTAGCCGCAGCAAAGCCTGGGCTAATAGAACCAAGAGCAAATAAAGCCACAAAGGAGGTATTTGATGGAATTGAAGCAGTCAGCATCGTTATTGATGACCTTGATGATCCTGCCGAGTTGCAGTCTACTCCAAAATAAGCAAATCGAAGTATCGGCGGCACCGATTGAGCGAAAGATAGCTCAGCCAGTTATGCCACGTGAGATAGACCTTAAGGAACCTTACTGGTATGTAGTCTCCGACGAGAACATAGACGAGTTTTTAGCAAGAGTAGAGAAAGAACATGGTCAAGTAGTATTTTTTGCAATGTCAGTTCCTGATTATGAACTTATGGCATACAATATGCAAGAGTTAAAAAGATATATTATTGAACTTAAAGAAGTTGTAGTATATTATAGGAAAGTGACAGATGTTCAACCTGATAAAGAATCTACTAATTAAAAGAAGATTAGAGAAAGCCTCTAATTGGTTTGACAAACACTCTCCCGCACAAGAGAGATTTGAAGATATAGAGGATTGGCTAGAAGAACTAGAAGATAGAATTTTAGAATTAGAAGCAAATAGTCATCCTCCTAAAGATTTGTGCGAATTTGATAGTTGGACAGAAATAGACAATAGATTTAAAAAATTAGAGGAGAAAATTGGACAGTCAGAAAATAATTGAATGTTTAAAACAAGGCATAGTATTAATAGATTTTCGTAGTTTAAAAAGTGGAAATGTATATTCAAGAGAGTATACACTAAATGAAAACTATATGAATTTACCAAATATTGTAAAGAATCAGAGCGGGGATAAGATAATCTGCTATGATATTGATTTTGGTAAATGGGAAGATATAGACGTGCAATCAATAGAGTCATGGAAAACAATCCAAAAACTATGATAGCATCAGTAGACAGAGTATCTGCTTTTCTATATAAAGATAACAGATTAGAAGATAGTGAATATGCTACAACAAATATTCTATTAAAAGATATTTTTATGCCTGTAAAACCAAAGAAGAACCTTGCTTTACAAGATTCGCTCATGGTAGCAGGAATGAAAAACCCTCTCATTGTTTTAACAAATACACAGAAAAATTATGATATGGCAATACGAGGCATACGACCAGACTTAATTGAAGAAAGAACATCAGCTTCTTTTTTATGTTATGCAGGAAACCAAAGAATGGTAGCATTACAAAGTTTGGGGTATAAAATGGCATCATGTATTCTAGCAGATGATGTTCATTGGGCTCATGCCATACACTTAGTGCTAGAAGAAGGGAAGATAGTAAATGAAAGTAGTTAGTTTTTACACAAAGGACACACCATACGCAGAAGAAGTACAAAATTTAATTGAATCTTGTGAAAAGTATAAAGTAAATTATTCAATTGAAGAAGTAGAAAATCTCGGCAAATGGGAGTGGAATTGTGGACAGAAGCCTAAAATTATACAAAATGCTTTGAAAAACTTTCCAAATGAAAATCTTTTTTATGTAGATGCAGATGCAGTTTTTAAAAGAGAACCAAACTGGTCACATTTTGAAGATTTACAATATCCCGCTTTTGCTTGGTTTAAGTGGCAGTCGGCAGAAGGCGAAGTAACAGAGCTTCTGTCGGGTAGCATATACATTCCAAATAACGAATTTTCCGATTTGATGATTCGCGCTTGGTGTGCCTTGCAAGAGCAAAATAAAGAAATGTGGGACCAGCGTGTTCTACAACACTTAGTCACTAAACATGACTTACCAAGTTATCAATTGCCTTTAGAGTGGTGCAAAGTAGCTGATTATATGAAAAGTGTAGATAACCCTTACATAGAACACTATCAAGCATCTAGAAGGTTTAAAGATAAATTATCCTAGTATTAGGAGAAGCCTCGTAAGAGGGAAAGGAGAGAAGAATGTTAGAGTTCTTTCAATGGGTACAGGCTTGGATAGCCGTAATCCCAACAATCGTAATGTTAGCTTCGTTAATTGCGGCTCTAACTCCAACCCCAGTTGATGATGGTTGGATGAAAAAAGTTTACAAAATCGTAGACTGGTTCGCACTAAATGTGGGTAAAGCAAAGGATAAATAATGTCCGAAGCCACCGACAATAGTCGCAATGAAGTCCAAATAGACCTTGATAAGTATATGAGATTAGTCGAGAAACTCGACGATGCCGAAGATACTATCAAACTATTAAAGGACGAAGCTAAAGCTGCCAAAGCTCAACTAGAACCACCAAAAAGAAAGTTTATGGATTTGTTTTTAGACGACAATGATATAAATGAAAAAGCAATTATTGGATTTATTTCCTTTGGATTGATGACTATTTTTGGTTTATGCGATTTAGTTACTGCTTTTATGGGGCAAGATTTGGTCATTTCTGATACAATCTACACCTCATTCGTAGTAGTTACTTTAGGTGCATTTGGTATCAGCGAAGCAGGAAAAGCCTTTGGTAGCAAATAAAAATAGTTCTTGACATTTGGTTAATTTTTCTGTATAATATACATATTATGAAAAATAACAAAAAGCAAAAACAATCTAAAACGATTACTTCTCTCCGTAAGGATAGGAGTAGTCGTTTTTCTTTTTGTGAATACTGCCCAGGCACACCAAAACAGGAGTGCACTGGCTATAAATGTTGGATTAAATGAATTTATTTTACTTAGACGAAGATTTAGATAAGTGTGCAGAATACCATGTGGATAAGCATGTTGTAAAGATGCCTCTCGAGGCTGCACAACTGCTGTGCACAGCTGTATGGATTGACCACTTACTAGGTTTCGTCCCTCGTGCATTAAATGCTGAAGAACGAGAAGTATTAAATAAATCCAAAGCTGAAATCAAACATTTACCAATGGAAGAACGACCTTTAACTCCATATCTACCAATGATGTACAATCATCCTTGCACGATATGGACAAGGTCATCTTTAGATAACTTTGAGTGGGTTCACTGCTATGCAAATGCTCTTAATGATGAGTATCATTATCGTTATGGCAAGTTACACAAGTCAGTGGTTGAAGTAATCAATCGACTGCCCGAACCTAAGAATATGCCCCGCAAGGGACTCACTCCATTTGGCATGGCTATGCCAGACGAGCTAAAAGATGAAGATGATGTCGTTGGCTCGTATCGTTTATATTATCATACAGATAAAGCAACCTTCGCTACGTGGTCACACAGACCACAACCTGATTGGTGGGACGAAGGACTTGCATGGACTGACAGGAGAATAACTGCAAAATGAAAATAACAATTTATAGCAAACCAAACTGCCCGTATTGTAATATGGCAAAGAATCTAGCAGAAATGAAAGGTGCTGAAGTAAGATATCTTATGCTCGGAGAGGACTTCGATGCTAAGAACTTTATGGCAGAGTTTCCAACAGCTAGAACTTTCCCTCAGATTATATTAAATGGCACGAAGATTGGAGGTTATACAGAACTGGAGAAAGCACTTAGTGAGTAATATTTTCAGTAAGAAGAAAATTCAGTACAAATTTCAAGAAGATAAGATTCTAAGAATGGTAAAGAATTATATAGATAGCACTTATGGTGCTCACTATTCTATGAATAAGATTCAATCTACAGAGTTTATTGTAGACGCAGGACATGCTGATGGTTTCTGTATTGGAAACATTATTAAGTATGCTCAAAGATATGGTAAGAAAAACGGAAAGAATGAAGTAGATTTACTCAAGATAATCCACTATACAATTATTTTATTAGGAAGTGAAGATGGCAATAAAAAGTAAATCACATGAAAAATTAACTGATACTAACATACAACATGTAGTATCATTACTAGAAGCAGATAATCCTATCACCAAAAAGGAAGCCTGTGAGATTCTGAATATTAGGTATAACACGACCAGACTTCAGAAAATTATAGATGACTGGCGTGATACAAT